GTTCAAGTCCGGTATCTCTCTATGCGGAATCACCATGGATTACGGTAAGGATTTCATCAATGGAGATATTAAATTCTTTAACCGGACATACAATAGCTTCTACTTAGACCCTACGTTCTCTGAGATTGACATGAGCGATTGTGGCTTTGCCATTACCCGTGACCTAATCGGCACTGAAGAGGCAAAGCAGCTCTTGCCGTTCGTGGATCATTCAGAGATCGATGCAATCAGCAGGTCGTTCCGTGACAATAAATTTATTAGCTATCGCCCCAACATCACTAGCTCGACTAGGCAGAAGAATCTATTATCTTACGATCAATACTATCGTCGCACAAGCCGAACCCGCGAAATGCTTATTGACCTCGACAACTCATTCTATCGAGATATTACGGATCTAGACAAGGAGGAAAAGGACAAGCTTAAGTTCGGTATTAATCGGATGAAGAATACACGGGAGGAGTTGGCAGCTACTGGGATGGAAGAAAGGGAAATGGATATGCCAAATGTCGAGATCCGTTCTATTGATCGTCCCTTTATCGAGTTACATATAATGATTAACGATGAGATTGTTTACTCAGGTGAGGACAAGACTCAGATTGTCGAAACTTACCCCTTTGCACCTTGCCTCTGTTACCTTGAGCCTTCTATTTGGATTCCGTCCCAAAGAATCCAGGGAATGGCAGCCTCACAGTACTCAGTACAGCGCCAGTTCAACAAGCGTCACATGAAAATTGTCGATATGATGGATAGCGTTATCTCTACCGGATACAAGTATTTAATTGGTTCCGTTCCTGACGTTGGCGATCTTCAGCAGTCTGGGCAGAATAGGCTAATAGGTGTAGATCCCGAGAACGCCCCGGAGGGTCTTAACTCAGTCCAGCAGTTACAGAGTAATTCCCCTGATACGGGATTCCTCCAGTACCAAGAGGTGCTAGATAAGCTCTCTTTGACGTTGGGTAATGTTACGGAAGCCTCATTAGGTACGGATGAGAAGCGTAACACGCTAGTCAGCGGTCGGCTTGCTCAAGTGCAAATTGCGCAAAACCTTCTGAGTAACCGTAAAGTATTTGATAACGTTGAGACGACTCAGCAGGTACTTGGTGGCTTGGTCCTGAAGGCAATCCAGCGCAACTACCCACCTGGGAAGGTACAGCGGATACTTGATGAGGAGCCTACGGAGCAATTCTATGAAACTCAGTTCGAGCAATACGATGCGGTTATCAAGGAAGGTGTCAGATCCAAATCTCAAAAAGATGCTTACTACTACGAGCTGATTAATCTTAAGAAAGATGGGATTGTTGACGTACCGCAGTCTGAAATCGTTCGTGCTCTAACGATGTCAGGCATTTCCGATCTTGAGGAAGCGATCAAGGGACAGGAGGAGCAGCAGGCACAGCAACAAGCTAAGATCGATGAGCAGGAACAATTAGCCCTTAAACTTGGAAATGCAAAGGTTGAGGAAGCTCTAGCGCTAAGTGCGGAAAGGCGTGCTCGGGTACATGCGGACTTAGCTTTATCTACAGAAAGGATATCCGAAAGCGAGGAAAATCGGGCGCAAGCCGCGCTAGCTCGAGCTAAGACTATCACTGAAATAGCTTCTATGAAAGAGGAACGGATCATGAAAGTGATAGCCTTTGTTCAACAGCTAGAAGATGCTGAAATAGGAGACAGGGAAGCTATATCTGATAAGGTTGTATCTCAAGCGGCATCTATTGAGCAGTCACAGCTAGCACCTTCTCAAACTCCTCCCTCTGGTGAGCTGAACAATATGATGGAGCAGGAAGATGGGCCGTTAATTTAACTACCCGCCACATGAGCGATATTTACGACAAGAGCGCGGTGCAGTAGCGCCCGCCGGTCATACAGAACCACTCTTACAACCAAATATTTAGAGCATATAGAGATATTTTCCTTTAATCGCTGGCGTTAATCGTGCCAAGTAAATATATTCCAGCCATATAGTGAATATTTGTACATAACCACGTATCAAGGAGATCGTATGAAGAACAGCGGTAAAGGCATGAGTTCGCCAGTTGGGATTTACAGCCATAAGGGCAATCCGATGAAAGCAGCCAAGACAGTACCTAGTCAGTACGGACCTGGTGGCAATGCCGATGCTCAGAAGGCTAACAAGCTATTGCAGAAGGCACACGCTCAAAACGAAAGCTTGCGCGGTAAGGCTGGAATGTAATGAACCTAGTCACCTGTCCCGACTCTAAATTAATGCTCCCTAGGCAGTTCGTTGACGAGCGCAGGGCATTAAGTAACGTCATACAGGAATACGTTGATCGAGTATGCACCGACTACCAGCACATAGACGGGACATATTACCTAACGTTGAAGGCGCGGTTTGACAGGTTCAACCCTGGTCAGTTCAACATGGATCAACCAAAAATTACGAAGAAGCTCCCTCCTTTCCTTGCCAATTCTTTCGTGTATTGGATTTGCAACGCGAAAGGGGTTAAAGAGCTTCTTTGGATGGTGCCACCTTCTAAACGGGGTGAAAAGTTGAATGTTGAGTTCAATACAAAAGGTGTCGCCTACCTTCAAGCAAAGGGCGCTATGCCGAGTTAGGCAAAATCCTCGTAGGTGATTGACCTACGTATAACGGGTGAATTATGGACGTGGACACCGAACCACAAGTAGAAGAAGAAGTTGAGGCAGTTACTGAGGATTATGAGGCCGAAGTAGTTGAGGAAACGGAAAGCTCTGAATCTGAAGTAGAGGAGACGAGAGTTCCCTTATCAGCACTTCAGAAGGAGCGCAGGAAGCGCCAGGATGCGGAAGCTAGGATACAGAGGGCTGAAATAGAAACCCAGTATCTGAAGGAACAATACTCCAAGCAACCACCAGAGGTTGCCGAAGAGGATTATTCCCTTGAAGAGTCTGTGACTAAGGGCGATCTGAATGCAACTACTAAGCAGACAAAGGCCGAGATCAAAAGGGAAATTACTGAAGACCTTTGGGTTAAAGCTAATGCCGAAAAAGCTGAATACGTTACTGAACATTTAGACAACTTTTTAGCAAAGAAACCAAATTTAACGAGTGCCATACAGGGCGCTAATAACAGGTATGAGGAAGCGTGGCTACTTATCAATGCTTTGAGTCCAAAGCAAAGAAAGGAAGTTACACAACCTCAAAAGAAGGTAGCACCGAATTCGCCATCTACCATACCCAAAGCCTCATCTATTAACGAGGTTACGGATGTTATGTCGATGTCGGACGAGGAATATCGCACCTGGAGGCGTTCTAAGCGTTCTCGTTAAGAGGAAAGGTAAACCATGGGTTCCATCACCACTACGGCTCAATACGGGTCTATGACAGATGCTTGGGCGCATAGAGCACTATTGCAGCGTTCTAAGCCTGATCATGTCCACAACCTATTTGGTAAAGCGTTTAGCCTACCGAGTAAAAATTCTGATACTGTGACGTTTCGCAGACAGGAAAATCTAAACTCCGACCCTGTAGTGCTGTCAGAAGATTCTGATCCAGCCCCAGAACAGATTCAGAAGTTTGATATTTCTGTAACGACACAGGAGTTTGGTAAGGTCGTTCTACTTGGTCGCAAGGTTCTCCTTGTGGTTGAGGATGACACCGCCGCCGAGACAGCCGACAACCTGAATCAGTGCATGCACACGATGCTTGATAAAGTGACCCGTGATGTTTGGGATTCTTCCGTCTCTCAGATTTCTTGCTTGAATGGTGCTAACGGTAACGCGATTACGGAGCTTACTCAAGCAGACGTGGATCGAGCGATTGCCTACTTGGATGCTGGAGAGACTGAAAAGACTACTCCTATGATCGAAGGCAGCTCACGTTTTGGAACAGGACCAGTGGAAGCAGCTTTTTGGGTCGCAGCACATAAAAAATTGAAGCCAGATATTAGAGCTTTGGATGCTTTTGTGCCTACCGCTCAATACGGTTCTCAAGAAGCTGTACTAATGAACGAGTTTGGTAATACAGACGAAGCGCGTTGGGTTGTCTCTAACCTGGTTCAAGTTTCGACTGCAAGCCCTGCTGTCTACAATAACACCTTTATGGGAGCTAATGCTTATGGCTACGTTTCTATTGATGAGGTGGCTACTGAAATGATCCTAAAGCCGTTGGGTGCCAATGACCTTTTGAATCGTTTCCAATCGATGGGCTTCACAGCTTTCTTTGCTGCTGAGATCTTGGATGACAGTCACATTGTGACCCTTTTGAGCACTAAGGCGTAACCACTTAAACAAAGGACAAATAAAATGTCAGGACTACAATTTCAGGGTAGACAAGAAGCATTCCGATTAATTTCTGGTGGTGCAGCTTATAATCTAGCCCTTAACTTCCAACCCGATGTGATGGAAGTTATAAATATCACTCAATGGACCAATACGGCAGCTAATCTGCCTATCCATATGTGGTTTAGAGACGATACCGCAGCCGCTGAAGCCTATCAGATGCAAGTTATCGACTCCTCTGCTGGTGCTAGCTTTAACTTCCTGAATCCTACCACCAACGGATTTACGGTAGCGGACACATCGGGCGGTAATACTGCCTACCGTGCTCTTATTTCAGCAGTTAGCCAGGCTGATCCTTGCGTTATCACTACAACAGCAGCGCATGGATACCAGACTAACCAGATGGTAAAAATCACGGACCTTGGTAGTGATATGCCTACGGCTAGGGGAATGGAACAAATTGATGGGAAAAGATTTTCCATTACTGTTTTGACTGCTACTACGTTCTCGCTACAAGATCCGATTACTGGTGTAGATATTGATTCTTCAGCCTATACCGCTTGGGTATCTGGTGGACGAGTGAATCTGGAAACCAGGGCTAACGCGCTGAACTATCCGCAACAGTCTCCTTATGCAACTACGCCCTACGTTCCAAATAAGTTCCAATATGACTCTATAGATCGAATCATGACGCTTGGAACAGAAGTCATCGGCGACGATGGAGACGTGGTACGTATCCATGTATGTAAGTTCGATCTAATCACGGAGCTTGGAGACATCGGGTAAGGATGCTATTCCCGCTAGTCCCTTCGGGGGCTAGCTTTTAACCAATTATGAAGCGTGGGTTTCTGGCGGTAACGTCAACCTACAGACTCGAGTACTGGCACTAAATAATCCACAACAACGGCCATACAGTGAAACATCACCGTATGACTCTAACCCGTATTTATACGAAGCGTAAAGGAATACAGAATGGGACGACCAAAGAAAATACAACCATCATTGACTGAAGCAATTCGCAATGCTGAAAGGGCACCTGAGCCGATTGACGAGATGCCGCTAACATGTCTACGTGACTTCCTCGATTACAACCGTGAAGCGGCTAAGCTCAATAAGAAATTGGCTGTATGCCGTTACCCTTATAAGCAGTGTCCGGTAGATATGCATCCTAAAGAAAGAGTTATCTTCTCTAGGAATGACCAACCTACCAACCCGCTACCTGTCTTTCTCAGTGACGATAAGATCCACTTTGATCAGACCTTGATCCCAGGGCGAACTTACGATTTACCTAAGTATATTGTGAGCTACCTAGCGCAAAAGGGAAAAGCAACTTGGGGATGGATCGAAAACCCTGATGGTTCAACAGAGACGAGAATCATAGACAAGACAAAGCGCTTTTCTGTAACTCCATCATATAGGGATTATTTAGAATGAGTCGAAGCATATCAGACGTTCTAAGGATCATGAGACTAGCTATTGGAAGGCGTAACGTTAACGATACGGATTCCACTGACACGGTGCTATTTGGCTACATCAAGGACTTCATGCACCTTACTATGGCTGACGAGTTTAAGCTTCATGAGCAGTGGGATACGCTATCTATTACCATTTCTGCTACTGATACGGATGGTATCGTGCTGTTCCCTGACTCTACTACCTCGACTATCTTTGCCAATATCAGTCCTGACGCTCTGATTACATTGGCATCTCCGGCAAATAATTCGGTATCCTGGCAGCCCCTCAGGGTTATGCACGATCCTGAGGAATTCTATCGGTACTGGGGTATCAACAACATTGATATTCTGGTCACGGGTACTCCTACTGAGGTGCTGTACTATGGCAATCAGCTTGTCTTTAGGACCATTCCTAACGATACCTTTGAGGTGCAGTTCTTTGGCTATCAGTATATCGATGAGCCGGGATCACAGACAGCAGACCTACCCTTTGCCTATTGGATGCGCTTCGTTGCCTATGGTGCTGCTAAACAGTACGCTGCGGACTATCGTCTGAGTGATGAGGCGCTTGCCAATATAGAGCGCAATTATAAGCGTGAACGGGTTCTCTTAATGAACCGAGTACACGACCAAAAAAAGACACAACGAGCAGTCCCTCGGTTTTGATATGCTTATGGAAACATTTAGGAGATTAAATTATGATTTGGAGTAGCACATCACCAGACGGCAACCAATCAGTACGAGCCAACCGCGCTCTGATGGCGGCCAATACTACATATACTGAGACTACGATGAACGTAGACCACTTTTGGAATATAGCTACCAAGGATGGGCATCATAAGCAAATACAAATGCCTAAGATGGAGTCTAATCCTAGTATTGCCACTGCCATGGATGGACTAATCTATCTAAAAAAAAAGATATCTGATGAAGCGGCTGATCAGCAGGATGTACAACCCTTCTTTATGAACGAAACCGGAGGAGGACCTACTGCACATATTATGCAGCTCTTAGGAATTCGTGCTATGGGAGTGTTTGACCAAACAACGTCTAATGGTGCTGTTACTTTGCAATATGGTCATAGGTGTACAGTTGCCAGAAGCTCCAAGGGTATTTATGTAGCTACGTTCTTTTCGGCTTTGCCTAGCGATAATTACCTTGTACTTGGCGGTGGAATATCTAAAATTGGTGATAGTGGTACATCATTACCATGTGTATTTCAACTTCCAGCAGCAACGACTTTAGCGACTAAAACTATTGCAGCGGTTACATTTCTCACGACAACATCTACTGCACAATCAGCAGTACAAGATCCTTTGCAAACCTGGTTTGTAGTCTTTGGAGGATAAGTGGAAATCTTTGAGATTACAGGCTTTTCCGGTGGTGTAAATAGGTCGGGAGTCAACTTCCTACAACCTAGCGAGGCCTTCGAGGATATACATAACGGTTTCATTCATCGGCAGGTGCTGCAATCTCGTAAGGGCTTTGCGCGTTTTGGCTCTAATGGTCTGTCTGATGGCACTCGAGTCCTTGGGATCTTTGAGCATACTAAGCTAGACAATACTACTGAGACGCTAGCTATCACTACAGCGTACCTATACAAATACGTCGAAGGTAGCAACTCATGGTCTCAAATCCCTATGGCTGGGGCTATGACAGGTCTCAGCTTCAGCATTCCAGACTCTGACCAATATGTTTCGGGTACGTCTTATCCTGATGGTAATGGCGTTGACCGTTTTGTCTTCTGTGGCGATGGCTTGGCACAGATCTATTACTACAACGGAACCAATGTTAAACAGTGGAATCTTCTAGCAGATAATCCTAGCTTTGAGGATTTTGCTAGTGTCCTAACCAGTG